CGACATCCCACGAGATCGGGCGCTGGGGCGGGCATAAGTTCGTCATATCCAGAAAGAAGATTGAGAGCTTCAAGGGATTGCAGGTCAAGGGATCATCCGAACTCAAAGACAAGAAGAATACCTCGCAGGGGACGGTCGCAAGGAAGGGAGCAAACCCGACGGAAGTAAGCTTTACGATAGTGCTGAACGCGTTCACGGGAAGCGGCGTGAGGGACACGGCGCTAAAACTCGTGGATCAGGCGAGAAGCGGAAAGACGGATTATTTCTATGTCGGCAACAAAAAGCTTGTCTCGTGCAAGCTCATGCTGACAGAAGCGACCGTGAAAGAGCCGACCATAACCCAAGGTGGAAAATGGACGGGCGCGGAAGTGATGGTCACCATGAAGCAGTGCAGCAAGGGCGGCAGTTCAAGCGGTTCTTCCAGTTCGTCTTCTAAAAAATCCAGCGGATCAAGCAGCAGATCGGGAAGCAGCGGCGGAAGCAACAAGACATCTGTGCGCAATACTTCCCCGACTACAACAAAGAAGACGAGCTTTTTTCAGAAAGCGGCAAACACTGTAAAGAATTATGTCAAAAAAGCCACTAAAACGGCGAATGCAACGATCAAAAAATTCGTGCAGCAGGCGAAACGGGCAACCGCAGCAAAGAAGTATGGCGGTGGCGGAACACGCTACATGGCGACAAAGTAGGAGGTGGCACATGGCAAAATACCAGATCGACAATGTGGCCGCCCCCATCAACTTTCAGACACAGGACATTATTCTGCGGACGGTGCAGAACGCAAAAAACCTTCTCATGTGCCGCATGGGCGAGGTTCCGTATGACAGATACCGGGGCTTTGACCCGGACACGTTTGACCTGCCGATACCGGAAATGCAGACGGAGCTTTTGCCGGAGCTTGACCGCGTGATGGAGTGGGAGCCGGACGTGGAGGTGGTGGACGCGGAAGCGACGCTTTTGCCGGACGGGAGCGTGTATATCAAGTGCATTATCGACGTGACGATAGCGGAAGCAGAAACGGAAGAAGACGAATAGGAGGGCGGATAAGTAGATAATACAGAACTTCATTATCTGACCTATGACCCCGACGAGATATGGGATCAGATGATAGAAAATTACGTGGAAGCGGGCGGGGACATCCTCTATCCGGGCGACGAAAAAGAAATGCTTCTGCGGAGTGTGCAGGCGGATATCGTGCAGATTTTCGCGGGCGTTGACAATGCCTTGCGCATGGCGACGCTTCGTTATGCAGTAGGACCGTATCTGGATGTTATCGGGGAGCTGCGGAGCTGCGCGAGGATTGAAGCATCTGCCGCAACCGCGACGGTCACGATCACCACGAACGCGACCGGGAAATCTGACGTGCTGGAAGCCGGGGAAACCATGACGGCGGACGGGCAGGTATTCTTTGCCCTTGTGGAAGATTTTACACTGACCGGATATCAGCAGACGGCAACGGTGCAGGTGGAATGCACGGAAAGCGGGAACGACGGGAACAGCCTGACAGCGGGGCAGGAAATGGTTTTATCCATCACAAATGAGGGCGTAAGAAGCATAGTTGTTGCGACGGACGCAAGCGGCGGCAACGAAGAAGAAGACGACGAGACATACCGCGAACGCATCCGGGAATATGGCCTTGCGTCTGTTTCCACGGGACCTTATCAGCAGTACGAATCGGCGGCGGAAGCCGTGAGCAGTGAGATAGTGGATGCAAAGGCGCTGAATATGGGCGGCGGCAATGTCGGAATCTACCTGATATTCGCGGAGGAAACCGGCAAGGCGGCGATCATGGCGGCGGTTCTTGCGGCGCTTTCTGCGGAGAATGTGCGGCCGCTGACCGACAATGTGGCGGTCTACGAAGCAACCGACATTCCCTATACGCTGAACGTGCAGTATGAGTGCGACAATTCAAGCGGCACGGTTACGGCGATAGGCAACGCGGTGACAGAGTACCAGACATGGCAGGACAATACCATAGGGCGGGCGTTTAACCCTGACCGGCTTATGGCAATGCTCTACCAGTCCGGGTGTACCCGTGTCTCGTGGATCGGCGGCAGCGAGTTCGGGGACGGCGGCGCGGTCACATATACTGAGATTGCGGCGAATGCAAGGTGCAAAGGAACGATCACCCTGACTGCCGCCAGTCTGTAAGGAGGTGGCGCGTTGTTTACCTTTGAAGCGAAAGACTGGGTGCCGCGTTTTATCATGAACGACAAGAACGGCTACGCCATCGCGAAAGCGATAGAAGCCGCCTTGCAGTTTATGAATGACAAAATCAGCGACAGCGTGAGCCTGATTACAGACTATGAATCTATGCCGGAATGGCGGCTTGACGAATTAGCCTGGGAGACGAATTGTCTTTATGACTATAACGCAGACGTGGAGACAAAGCGGCAGTGGATCATAAACGCGATCCCATATTACCGGCTGTACGGCACACCGCAGGCCATTTACAACTACATCGGCAGCTACTTTGACAGCATCGAGGTTGAGGAAAGCTGGGTGTATAACGGGGAGCCTTATCACTTCCGCGTCATGGTGGACGGTGAGTGGAATCCAGAAAATGAAGCCTGGGCGAGAAAGGCAATCGACAAGGCAAAGAACGTCCGGTCTGTCCTGGATGCGCTTGCCATCGGAAGCCGGTCGTATATCGGCATCATGGCAGAGGGAGAAGTCGCCGCAAGGTTCGTTTATCCGCTCACAGGCGCGGAAAATTGGGCCGGAAGGTGGCCGCAGGAGAATCATATAGGCTTAATCGACGAAAGCGCCAGAATGGGCGCTGACGGACGCACAGAGGGCTATTCTTTCCCCTATCCGCTTGCCGGTACAAGACCGGAAGTGAGCACGCTCGGCGCGATTGGAGAAGGGCAGATTGGAGCCGAGGCGGAATCTGCCGGATATAAGTACGGCTATCCCATGACGGCGGAGGAAATGGTTGCCGGTACGCATCCGCAGGAAGCGACGCTCGGAGTAATCGACGGAGCGGACGCGGCGGCATCCGGCGACTCTGTGCCGTATAAAATCGCCTATCCCGTAACCGGCACAGTGCCGCAGGAAAACACAATCGGGATCAGTGACAGCAACATCCAGTCCGCGCAGGCGGAAGACGCATATATGACAATCGCCTACAAGCTGTGCGGGCAGGATGAATTTTGAAAGGAGGAAGCGGGAATATGGCGGACGTACTGACCTATGACAGCGCCTATCTTGCCAAGGAACGAAAACGCGTCAAGGACGACGTATCGTATGCGCGGTACAAGGTAGGCAGCACATGGTATCAGACAGATATTCAGTCGGCAGAAATCCTCTCTGACGGGCGCGTGGAAGTCACGTTTACTATTGACCACACTGTAAGCGGCAACATTACAGTGACGGGCATTGAACTGTATGACAGAAACGGGACCCGGATTGCAAGCCGGACGGTGAGCATCACGCGAGCGGCAGCAACAGAGGGAATCAAGTATGTATGCCGGTTGAGCTTATTCCAGGTCGTGCCGAACACGGCAGGAACCGGAAATTATGACGCGCTTTAAGGAGGTGAAGAACGATGTCTTACAATAAGCGCATTGGTTGGTTAGATCATGTAGTGGAGCGTCCGAGGACGTATAAAGAAACCAGTAACAGCGACGGCAGCAAGACCTTCACGGCAGCACCGGGCGAGGTCATCCAGCAGGGGACGGCTCAGAGTGCAACCAATTTCGGCGCGATGGACGAAGCCTTGCAGCATTTGAGCATCGCCTACGATATGCTTATGACCATCACGCAGGCGGAATTGCGCGACAAGGAAGACCGCATTGCTACGCTGGAAACGAAGGTCGCGACATTAAGCTCGTAAGGAGGAAAGAGGATCATGCCGAAGAATGAAGAAAACCTGACGGAAGAAATCGCGGCGGAGGTCACGGAAGAAGTGACCGAAGATGCAGCAGAAATGCCAGACGCGCCGGATTTTGACCCGGACGAATGGGAGAGAAAGAGGAAGGAAGCGGCAGAAGCGGAGCTTGCCGGGGTAAAGGCGGCAGCGAAGCAGCGCAAAGAGAGCGCGGCAATCATCGCAGAACACGACGAAATGCTTGCCGATATGCTTTTTGAAATGACGATGAATGAAATGTCAGAGGAATAAGGAGGTAGGACATGGCTTATAACCTGATGAAGCGCATTATCCTGCGCGGCGGATATGACAAGGACGATGTGATGGACAAGCTCGACGCTTTCCTTGCGGCTGACCGGATCACAACGGCGCAGTATCAGGAACTTGTCGCGCTGATGAAGTGATGTTTGCGGAGAAAATCGCCGGTTGGGTCATAGACCGGAAGTACAAAGCGATTCTTGCAAGATTGGAGGGAAACACCATGACATACAAGCTGATGAAGCGGATCATTGAGAACGGCCTTAAAAAAGGCAATCTGGACGTGGAAAGCACCATGCAGAAGCTTGACGTTTTCCTGATGGCCGACCGGATCACGGTTGAGGAATACCAGGAACTCGTGGAACTGATGAACGGAGGTACGGCAAATGAATAATTCCCCTCTGGAATTTCTGGCGAAGAAATACGGCAACGTGGTCAAGGAACTCGACATCGAGGAAGTTGATTCCGTTACCGGGAAAACCGTCCGCAAAAAGAATGTGGCCGGTATCTTTGTGAAGTTCCCGAAAATGAAAAGCTCTGACCTTGTGGCGGGGCTGCCGGAGCATACGCACCCGGCATTTATCATCAACGGCGTGGAGCAGGATTATATTCTGCTCGGCAAATACAAGGCGGGCGAAAACGGTGTATCAAACGACGCGCTTGTAAGTCTGCCGAACATCATGCCCGCCAGATCGCTTGGCGCGGATCAGTGCTTATCGCGTATGAAGAAAGCCGGGGCGGGCATTACCGGAATGACAGTTGCCGATTACGGCTTTATTAAGCTTTTGGCACAGAAAAATGGCTGGGTTCCGAAGGGTAACACTTTCTGGGGACAGAGCCATAAAGACGGGACAGCATGGGAAATCGGTAAAGCGCTTTCCGCCGGGACCGTCAGAGCGTTTGAGGGATATCTGTACACCTGCCTGATTGCGCACACGACGGCGGCAGAGTTGAGACCGGATATCTCCCCGACCTATTGGGAACGCGGCAAGCTGATTGGCGGCATATCACAGGATAACGGGATGGATACAAACCATCAGACCGGATATCGGACGCTGAACGGGACCGGCCCGCTTGACTGGTATCTGGGAAAGGACCCGTCGAACCTTGCGGACATTATCGGATCGAGTTTGGAGCAGCAGTACGGGCTTCGGTATGTCAACTGCGAAATGCAGATTCTCGAAAACAACAATGCTGCCGATCCCGACGCGGATTTGTCCGCATCTTCTGCGGCATGGAAAGCGATCCTGCCGAACCAGAGCGACGACGGCTATACACTGGTTGCGCCTGGAACCGCCGGGACGCTTCACTGGACATGGCAGAACAGCAAGCTGACGCTTGACACCGTGGAGCCGGAATTTGATAACCAGTATCGCGGGACGAATTTCAAGGATTTGGCGTACAATGCGACCAACCTGCCTTATATTCCGTCCATCGTGAAGGAGCTCGGTCTTTTCCCGACCGATTCCAACGACAATACCGAAGGTTATTATTACCAGCATATGACGCAGGACGAGCGCTTCCCGCGTCGCGGCGGCCTCTACTACGACACCTCGAGCGCGGGGCTTGGGTTTGTCAGCTCCTACTACCCGCGCGGCTATGCGAGCCCGGGCTATGGCTGCCGTCCCCGCTCCCTGGACTGAAACCCTGACACCTGGATTCTGAACCCCTGACAGGCGGCGCGATAGCGTCGCCCTATGGGGCAACATTTGAGAGAAGGAAAAGCTATGTCGGAGACAACGTATGATGCCGGAAATCCGGGGCCGTGCTGTCAGAAGATAGAAGACATGCTGGATTATACGCGTCCGATCATTCAAAGATGGCCGCCGTTTCACAAGTACACGCTTGGTGAAGAAATCATGCGGGAAATCTATACCATGCTCCGGCTGGCGACAAAAGCCCGCCTGCGGTACATGAATAAATCGACGCTTGCCGATCTGGATACGAGTAAGGCTATTCTTGACGTGTATCTGCGGCAGGCGAACAGGACAGTATTTCACGACCGGGGCGGCAATGAAAGACGGCTGCTCACCGACCACAGCTACGGCGTATGGTCCGGCATGATGGAAGAAATCGGGAAACTGATAGGCGGCTGGATCAAAAGCGTATCGGGCCGGAAGAATAGCACAAAAGGGAACGTGCCGTGATTTGGACGACCTGTTCAGAGCGTTCGTTAGCGCTTCCCGCGTCGCGGCGGCAACTACAACAACACCTCGAACGCGGGGCTTGGGT